AAACTAATGTATCTAATATAGCAGGTGAATTACATTTATGGGGAACACATGATAGCTTAAATAACTTTATTAGATTTAGAGATACTATATTGACAGATGTAAATGAGTATCATATTCTGAATGCACACACATTAGAAAATATTACAAACGAAATATGGGACAATGAATGGTGTAAAAACTATTCTTGGAATAACGAACATAGTGCACAATTCTTATTTTACATAAAAAATAACTAATGATAAATAAATTATTAAAAGAATATATTAACGATAGTAGAAATCCTAAAGTCTGTTTTGATTTAGGTTGGGCATACGAACAACAGGGGCAAACTGCTTCTGCATGTGGATTTTATTTAAGAGCAACAGAGTTTGGTAGTGATATTAAACTACAATACGAAGCTTTATTAAGAATGGCTTTATGTTTTGAGAAGCAAGGTAATAGATGGTTTATGATTAAAGGTTTAATACAAAGAGCAATCAGCTTATTACCAAAAAGACCTGAAGGATATTTCTTATTAGCAAGAGCACATGAGAGAAATAAAGAATGGCAAGAAGGTTATACTACTGGCTGCATTGGTATTGCATTTGATTTTGAGGAATGTGATAGCATTACCAATTTAGAATATCCAGGAAAATGGGTATTTGAGTTTGAAAAAGCAGTATGTGCATGGTGGATAGGGTTATTTGATGAGAGTTTATACACTTTTCGTAAACTAAATAGTAATAATAAAATAGATAGAATGCATAAACAAGCAATACAAAATAACTTAAATAACCTTTCTAATAATTGGGTAGCACCTATGGAATATAATAAATCTGACTATAATAAATTAAGATATAAGTTTGAAGGAGCACATTTAATAGAAAAGAATTATTCTCAATGTTATCAGGACTTATTTGTGTTAATGGCTACTAATGGTATGGAGTGTGGTAGTTGGATTGAGATAGGATGTGCTCACCCAACATACGGAAACAATACAAAACTATTAGAGGAATTAGGATGGGATGGTGTTAGTATTGACATAGACCAAAATGTTGTAGCTAATTGGAAAGATAGAATAACTAATCCTTATCAAATGGATGCAACAAAAGTTAATTGGGAAAAGATGCCAATATGGGATTTAGGAGATATAACAGATTACTTGCAAATAGATGTAGACCCACCTGAAATTAGTTATGAGGTATTATTAAAGATACCATTTTGGAAACAAAGGTTTAGAGTTATAACATTTGAGCATGACCATTACGCAGACAATTCTAAAACTATAAGGGAAAAGAGTAGGAAATACTTAAAGTCTTTTGGTTATGAATTGATTGTAAATGATGTTGCAGTTAATGATTATGATAGTTATGAGGATTGGTGGGTGCACCCTGACTTAGTTTCACCAAAAATAATGGAACTTTTAAGGTCAAATAGTGAAATAAACCACGCAAAACAATATATTTTTAACAACATTTGATTTTAGTATTGTTAGATAATTAAACATTACAATATGAATGCGAAAAATGTATTAAATAGAATAGCTACTTTGTTATCATTGGATGCAAAAGAAGTTAACTTTACAGATGCCAAAACAAAAGATGGCACAATTTTACAATCTCCAACATTTGATGTAGGTGAGGATGTAGAAGTAGTTGCTGAGGACGGCACAAAAACAAAAGCTCCGGACGGAGAACATGAAATTAGTTTAAGAGATAGTGAGGGTAATGAAACTCTTATTAAAATTATGACTATGGATGGTAAAATCGTTGAAAGAGAAAATGTTGAATTGCCAGAAGCTGAAATGGAAATGGCAGATGCAACAACAGAGGAAGCAAAAGGCTTACCTAACACAACAGATGAAAGTGATGCAAACGAAGTAGCAACACCGGATACTGAAGACCCAATTATATCTTTAGGATATAGAATTGACGAATTAGAAAAAGCAATGACAGAAATGAAGTCTATGTTTGCAGAAATGAAACCTAAAGAGGAAGTAGTTGATAAGAAAGCAGCAGAGATTGCAACTGAAAAAGATGTTGAAATGGAATTACCTAAATTAGATGGTGCACCAGTTGAACAAATTAACAGATTTTCACAAGACAATTACAACAACTTTGGTAAGAAAACTGACAACGCACAGGCGTCAGTATTATCAAAAATGTATAGATAAAATTATTAACAAACAAAAATATTTACAATGAACAAAACATTGAACTTAGCAGGCCTACCAACATTCCCTACAAATACGGGAACGAACCCAAACCCAACCTACGCAGGTGAGTTTGCAGGCCAGTATATCGCAGCTGCTTTATTATCCGCAAAAACTTTGGATAACAAGTACGTGACTATACACCCAAATGTCAAATATAAAGAGGTAATCCAAAGGATTGCTGTTGACGGCATCGTACAAGATGCATCTTGTGATTTTGTGACCTCAGGTAGTGTCGCATTAACAGAAGCAGTATTAACTCCTAAAGAATTACAAGTTAACTTACAATTATGTAAGGAAAACTTTGTACAGTCTTGGGAGGCTTTACAATTAGGATATAGTGCATTTGATACTATCCCTAAATCTTTTAACGATTACTTAATCTCTTATGTAGGTGGTATCGTAGCTCAAGCAACTGAGCAAGCAATTTGGCAAGGAACAGACACTAACGGGTCATTCACAGGTTTCCAATCTTTGTTATCAGCTTCAGTAGCAGCAAACACAACAGTAGTTTCAGGTAGCATTACAGTTTCAACTGGTGTTATTCCTGCATTCTCTGGTAGTGCGACAGTAGTAGGTGGTCAACCAATTTCTGGTAGTATCACTGCAGCGAATGTATTATCTAAAATGAACGATATTGTAAACTCTGTCCCTGACACAGTTTATGGTAAAGAGGATGTATTGATGTATGTGCCAACAAATGTAGCAAAAGCATACCAACAAGCATTAGCTGGTGGAGCAATTGGTGCAAATGGTTGGAACAACCAAATGAACGTGGGTGAGAAGCCATTTAACTTTAATGGTATTGAAATCGTATTATGTCCAGGTATGAGTGCTTCTAAAGTAGTTGTTGCACAAAAATCTAACTTACACTTTGGAACTGGTTTATTATCAGATTATAACGAAGTAAGAGTATTGGATATGGCAAATATTGATGGTAGCCAAAACTATCGTATCATAATGAGATACACAGGTGGTGTTATCTTTGGTATCGGTCAAGACATTGTATACTACGGAGCATACTAAACAAAAAATAATTAAAGGGTGGGTAGAAACACTCACCCTTTTAATAACAAACAAAATTAAATCAAAATATTATGGCATCTTGTAATTTATCAGGTAGACAAGAAGTTTGTAAAGAAAGCGTAGGTGGCTTACAGGGAGTTTATTTTATGAACTACCCGTCTAGCTCGTTTGACCCAACATTTACAGATAACGCATCTACCGGATATGTCACAGCTTTCCCAAGTGGAAGTGTGGTATATTTTTATCAACTTAAAGGAACAAGTGCATATACTGAAACTGTCAATTCCTCTAGAGAAAACGGAACTACATTCTTTTCACAAGAATTAACCCTTAACTTAAAGAAATTGACGGCTGAAATGACTACACAATTGAAAACTTTGGCTTACGGCCGTCCGGTTGCAATTGTATGGACAACTAATGGTGATGCATTGGTAGCAGGTTTAACTAAAGGTGTGGATTTAACGGCAGGAACAATACAAACAGGAGCAGGATTAGGAGACCTTTATGGTTATTCTATTACTATGACTGGTATGGAACCATTGCCAGCACAATTCTTATCAGGTAGCACACCAACCAACCCTTTCGCAGGAATGGGTAATCCGCCAACAGTAGTTAGTGGGTCAGCAGCTTAGTCAGTAAGCACTTAAAATATATTAAAGCATACTCTTTTATAAGGGGTATGCTTTTATTTTGCCTATAACCTACCATTTTTGTAAAATATGTTGTTAGATATACAGGTAATACAAGATAAACAATAGATAATGCTTACATACATAACCTCTGGCAGCAATGCATATACAATAAGAACTGAACCTACTGCGTCAAATAGCTTTACAATGTCATTACAAGATATGACAACACAAGTAAACTCAACCGCATCTTTATCAGGATTAACTTATAACGGATACGAAAGTCTTTTATCTTTTACTGCAAGTATAAATAATACAAATATTGCACAAGAGTTTAGAGCTAAATTATTAAATGGAACAACTGAAATATGGCATGGTAGCATACAAGTTTATATGTCTCAAAGTAATGCTCCTCAATATAAATCAACATATCAACAACAAAATGACCAATATATTTCAAATGTATCTACAAATGAGTATATTATAATGGATTAAACATGGACAAATTACAAAACTTTTCAATCGTATCGTCAAACCCAAACTCTCTGCCAATTATAACAGAGGATACCAAAACTCGTTTACCTTATGTGCCGTTTGGCGTATTTGGACACGATGACTTTTTTATTGCAGTATCAACTGCTAACAATACCTCAACAACCACTGCGGCTTGTATAGAAGGTTTAGCAGATTTAATATATGGTAAAGGTTTATACTCAAAAGACGAAGCATTTAATGAAACTCTACAAAAGATAATTCCACAAGAGGAAACTAAAAGAGTTGCATTTGACTTAAAATTATTTGGTAATGCAGCATATCAAGTTTATTGGAATGATGCACATACACAGATTATAAAAATGTATCATATACCTGTGCAGTATTTAAGAGCAGAAAAGATATATCAAAATCCAAAAGTAGAGAACTATTATTATTGCACAGATTGGTTAGACCAAAGGGCAATGAAAAATAAAAAGAAAGTGCCTGCATTTGGAACTAGTAAAGAAAATATGGAGATACTTTATATTAAGAATTATACTCCTAACTTATATTATTATTCTTTACCTGATTGGGTATCGTCATTACAATTTGCATATGTTGAAGCTGAATTATCAAACTTACATTTAAGCAATATTGAAAATGGTTTCTTACCCTCTGCTATGATTAACTTTAATACGGGTATTCCGGCACCAGAGGAAAGACAAACTATTGAGGATTTAGTCCAACATAAGTTTACAGGTACTAGAAACGCAGGTCGTTTTATGTTATCATTCAACGATGACCCTGCTACTAAACCTACAATTGATGTAATACAAATTGACAATCTACATGAGAAGTATGACTATGTTGCAAAATATGCACAAGATAGAATACTTGTAGCACATAGAGTGACAAGTCCATTATTATTCGGTATCAGAACAGAAGGTAATGGTTTCTCCTCACAATCAGAGGAAATGATGACAGCATTTAGTATTATGCAAACAATGACTATTGCACCTTTCCAAAATATTATCTTAAATACTTTAGATTATGCATTGGCTTGTAGTGGATATAGTAATACTCAATTATACTTTGACCAATTGACACCATTAGCTATTCTTGCTCAACAAGCAGATGAGACAGGTAAAACGATTGACGAAACTGCTGACACTACTAACAAAGAATTAGAAAATCCAGCAACAACAGATGATAGTGGTGACCAAACAATAAAAGATGATAATAGACCAAGTCCAGGTGATAGAGGTGTAAGAGGCCCAAATGGTCCTGGTGAAACTACAACAATTATAAATGCAAGTAGTGCATTCTTTGAACAAGATTACGAAATATATAAAAAATAACTATGGCATATCCATTATTCATATCAAGAAACGATATTATAAAGAACTCACCATTACAGGGTGCAATTGATGCAGATGCTTTATTGCCGTTTGCAAGAACAGCTCAAGACAAATACTTAAAAAATCTTTTAGGTAGTGTCTTATTCTTTTACTTACAAGCTCAAATAGAAGCAAATACTGTGCAAAATCTAAGTGTCTTTTATCAAGACTTATTAGATGACCATATTAAAAATACATTGATTTGGTATGCATGTGTTGAATATATCCCTTTTAGTAGTGTGCAATTCAAATCAAATGGTGCAGTAAAGCAACAATCTGAACAAGGTATTGCTCCAAGCAAAGCTGAAATAGATTATTTATTACAAAAAGCACAAGAGAATGGTGATTATTATGCTTTAAGATTACAGAATTATTTAATATCTTATTCAAATCAAATCCCACAATACTTAGCAACTGTTGGAAATCAAACACAAATCTATCCAGACCAAACAAACCAATATTTTGGTGGTATTCAATTATAATTTAGTTTAATATGTCTTATTTACAAAACAATGCCGGTGTCAATTATAGTCTTTATTACAATATATTAAATTATTTTGAGACTATAATGCAAAATCACCCCTCAATTCAAGAGGTAAGTCAGGGTGATATTTTTGAAATTGATACAAATGCATTTCCATTTTATCCTTTGGGTAATGTAAGTATTTTAGCTGCAAACTTTACACCCTCAACAACAGATTATACAATTCAGTTGATAATTGCAGATAAGATAAAGAATAAGAATAACGAAAGTGAACCTAGGACAAATGAGCAAGACATTCCATTTTATCGTGTAAATGATGTGGTTGACATTCATGCAAATACATTAGGTATTGTAAATGATTTAGTTTCATATACTCAATATAGTTTAGAAAGTTTCCAAATCAATTCAGAAATTACAAACGAACCATTTATGGATAGGTTTAATAATGGATTAGCAGGTTGGGTTTCTACTTTCACACTTACTACACACAACGATAGACCTAGATGTTTATATAATTTATATCCTAGTGGGTCTTATTAAATAGGATACCATGGCAAGAATATCAAAATCTACTCCTGAATTAGTTGCAATTGCAACAACGCTAAGAGACTTAACAAGTGCAGGTGCTCCTGTTAAAACAGGCAATTTAAGAGATACTATTAAAAGTTTTAATACAAATAATAGAATGATTACTTTTGATGCAGTATCTAGACGAGCAAGAGTAAAGGTTGACTATGCCCCACCAGGTGCAAACTATGGTAGATATTGGAAT